ATGGCCTAGACGAGTATGCTTTGAACTTCTTACCAAACGAGGTTAAGTTCTTATCGTATATACGTATTTTAATCAAAGCTATCTGCTCGTTACCTATAGCTGTCATGTCTTGCGTTGTTAACTTAAAGTCTGGCAAGTCCAGGCTTATTTTTGTGGAGGTCTTAAGCATGCTAGAACCTCATGCCTCTTGTAGGTTGGAATAGCTTCTCGTATTCAGGAACTTCTCTATTATAGAAATTACCTCTAATATCGGTACGCAAGGCACCTTTAAGCCTGTCTACTTCTTCTCCAGGATCTACTATACCGTCGCCATCGCTATCTATAGCAATGCTTTTCATCGCTAAGTCTGTTAGGTCGATAGCTCTAACTCGCATCTTTTCCGCTAAGTCGAAGTTGCCTAGTATTTCGTATAGTCTAGCCCCTGTAAAATACAAGTGTGCTTGTCGTAATTGCTCGGGGTTGTGAATTTCGTCCTCAGTTAAGTCCCTGCTAGATAACAAATCTCTAACTATTAATAGTAAGTCGTTCTCTCCACCCTCGATTTGTGGTTCTACGTCATTCTGTCGTCTAGCTACAGTGTCTGCAAAGTTAGGGAATTGCTCTAAAACTATGTGGTGTGTTAGCCCAGTATTAAACGGTCTAGGACATACTTTAACTAATTCCTTGTGTAGTCTAGGAGCTTGGTTATCATCGAATACACCTACGTAATCTACACTTAAGCTAAGTATTGTAGAAGTGGTAGTATAATTAGCTACAGAGCTAAGCGTTGTATGCCAAGTTGCAAATTGAACTGACGAGGCAGAAGTAGTATCGAACTCTTTAGGCAAAGCATCACCTAGAATTAAAGTAGTTCCGACTATTCTATTAATCGAGATAGGAAAATAACTGTCTGCGCTTGTTATCAGAAATGCTGACTTTTGAAGCGGTTTTAGAGGCGTTGTAGCCGCCGAGATAGTAAGTGTACGCCTATCGTTAGAAACGCCTGTAATAAGCAAGCTAGCGCGCTCTGCTGTAAGCGTTATAGTGCTGTCTATAGTCTCAGATTTAACGTGCAGTATTGGTGCTTGTGATAACGGCATAGGTGCGTTAAAAATATAAAGATAGTCTTTGTTAAGTACGGCTTTTTTCATATATCCTCTATTTCTTTGGTAGTTAGTATAGGTAGCTCTAGTCTTTCCACGAACGCCTTAGAAACGGCTGTCCAGGAGTGTCGGCAATTATAACCACCTCCCCGCAATAAAGCACTAGAAGATTGTCCGTTATTTAATTTTTTCATTCCTTCAGCGGAAACGACTTTTCCTACTAGCTTTTTACAAAAGGCCCTAGTAATGCCGTCTCTTGGCCCACTGTACATGTAGTATTGTAATCCAGCGGCTTCTGCGGACACTGCCATTAAGCCACGATTAAACTCGCTTAGCTTTGTTCTAGCCTCTGCTATCTCTCTGCCAGTAGCTTTGTCTAGTTCCGCTTCTAATTGCAATATAGCGCTTTTAGTATCGCCAGATGTAGCTGCATTAACTACGGCGGATTTAACTATTCTAGAAGCGTCAGAAAGCATCATCTCTTGTATTGAAGTAACGCCAGCAGACTCTAACGCTGTTATTAAAGTAGATTGTCCTAGATTAAAACCTGGACTCATTAAATTTATTGTACCAGATACTAAGGTTTTTAAATTAGTTTGGGAATTGCTTAGCACTGCTACAGCGTCGCCTAATCCATTCTTAGTTAGATACGCAGCTAATTCTTCTTGTTTTAGTGTTAGTAGGTATTGACCTTTGCCTTCTTTAAGAAGTGTCTTTATAGCGCTAACTAACTTTCGTTTAGCTTCGTTTACAGAAGTTGTAAACCCCTGTACGAAGTTGTTCTCTATATTTAGCTGTTCTTTCTTAGCCTTTAAGATAGCTTTTAATTCAGAGTCTGACTCGTCTTTAATTTGCTTCTGAAGGTCAGAAATAGCTTCGTCTATATTGTCGCCCTCAGCTAGGGTAGTAACGATAGTATTAGTAATACCGCAAGTACAACCACAATGAGAGCAACGCATATACAACTCCACATAATTAAGCTAAACAGGAAGTAAGGCAGTAACCCATATTAGAGTCGATGATCTTATCTTGGTCGATCATTTCAGCCCATACGTTACGTGTAGTCTTGTCGAGGCTGTCGTACTGACCAGCATACAAAGGCATAAAGCTAAAGTTAGCTGCTGCGAGAGGAGCCATCTTTACGCCGCCTTGTTGTTGGATAGCATCAGAACCACGCAAAGAACCCATCCATACAGTAGAAGCAGTCCAGATGTCAGCTTCGGAACTTGCCAAGCCAGCTACTGCGGTTTCTACTCTAGCATCGCCAACATAAATATTAGAAATGCCGAGATGTGCCTTAAGAACTTCAATAACAGCTTGGTTTTGAAGAATACGTTCGCCAGAAGCAGCACCAGAAGTAGCTAAGAAGATGCCTCTGATTTCTGGGTTTCTAGCTAAAGCACGAATAGCTCCGTAGCCAAGAATAAGAGAGTCTGGCTTGATACCGTGATTAGAAGCACGAACTACGTCCATAAGCACGTGTAAGTCTGTAAGAGGTTCTGCACCTGCTTGGTTCCATTGTGTACCAGTGCTACCATTGTTAAGGTTAGCTAAGGTGCTATTAGACCAGTTACCAGCGGTAAACATTAAACTAGCTGCACGTTGTTCTCTAGCCAATTTAAGAGCGCGGCCTACCTTCTTAGATAAACGTTGTTCTTCGCCTTGTGGGAATTGACTATCGTAAATGTCTTCCATAGCAATACCGTCTTCAAAACCGAAAGGCTTGCAAGCAAAGGTAATAGAGCTACGATCAAAACCGTTTAGTCTAGCACGAGAAGCGCCAGGAGCACGTTCTGCTGTAATGCCAGATTGTGCGCCCATGAAATTACGAGAATTTTCTACGAGAATAGTACCAGTACGACCTACTGAGCTAACATCAATGCTTTCAAAGATTTTATCGCCAATAAGCTGGACGTCACTAGGAATGCTTTCGATAGCAAGGTTGGTAAGGATCTGATCGACTGGATGTAATGAGGCATAAGATTGAGCCATGATATATTACCCCTTAAGCGTTGCCAATGGCAGGGTTAAAGATACAACGAATAATTTCACCATCAGAAGAAACTAAGTTAGCTTCGTAAGGCAAGAAACGACCTACAATAACAACGTTAGCTGCAGAGGCAAATTTAACTACTTTACCAGCTGCGGCAGGTTGTAAGAAGAAGTCTGTGCCAGAGGTAATAGCAGCCCCAGCAATGACATTGGTAACGCCAGAAACTACGTATTCGACTAAATCGCCGCTGTTACAGCTTCTTTGTACTACACCAGCAGGAACGTGTGTAGAGGCAGTGCATGCTACTAACTTACCGGCATCGTTGAATTTTACGAGTTGGAAAGCGGTTAAGGCTTCTCCGGCAGCAGCAGATAAAACAATAGAATTGTTAGACATGGTTATACTCCATAAAACTTATTGTATTGACTTGGATTTGATTTGCGGTATTTATCTAAGGCTTCGGAGAAGCTAATACCCTCTTTTAATTTAATAGCTTGTACTTCGCTAAGCAAGGTAACTTCTGTGCCAGTCTGCGCGTGGCCTACTGTTTGTAAAGGTACTGATGCGTTAGCTTTACGTTCGGAGAAGAAACTCCAAAACGCTGGTTGTGCTTCTTTAAAATCGTAAGCCTTTTCAGCTGTGTCGATTTCGTTAGGAGCGATTTTACCAGAGTTAAGTAAAGAGTCGATAGCTAGCTTGCGTTGTGCGTCTTGCTTTTCTTTGGTTAATACCTTTACTTGCTCTGACAAAGCGTTAACTTGGCCACGCATATCGTTCATAATACGCTCAGATAAGGCCATAGGAGAGTCCATAGGTTCTCCAGGTTCTTTAGCATCTGCTTCCATCTTAGCTTCCATCTCGGCTTTATAGGCGTCCATTTCGCTTTTCATGGCTTCTTTCTCGGCTTCGAGTTGCAGTACCATCTGATGCTTTTCCATGCACATAGCCGCTAGTTCTTCTGGCGACATTTGCTTTAATTTCTCAGGATCTAATTCCATACTAGATGTCTCCTGTAATTGGTTAATGTTTTCGTTTAGCATAATAGGTTCTATTCTAGACTGACTTTGAGCTGGTCTTGGAGTTAGGGTAACAGCTAACAATTGAGCGCTACCTATCTTTTGACCGCTTTCTCTTGCGAATACATCCGCTGTTAGAAACTCTGGACTAGCATATAAATTGCCTTGCGACTCTCTAACTAGCTTAGCCCCTGCCTCGGTGTATTCTGGATAGACATATAGCTTAGTGCCATCGTCTTCCAAGCGTAGATCTACTACTCTACCGAACGCCTTGCCTGTGCTAGGGTCTACAGGGTCTGGGTTTACTATGCGAGAACTTGAATGCTCCCAGTCGAGTATAACAGGATCTAATTCTTTACGTAAAGAAAAAACACGTAAAATCTCGCTTAAAATTTGAGTAGTTATCTCGGCACCTACTTGCTTGCCTGTAAATCTGCTATAATTTTTACCAGTCGACAAAGCTAAGAATGGCTTACCGACTATATGTCCGTCCTCTGTGTACTCGATTGTATCAGGGATTATTACGGAGTCGTTAAGCATAGTGTCTTCTTTCGCTGACTGTATACTCTCGTTATACGCAGGTTTGTCAATATTTTTCAAGTCTTCTGACAAAATTGTTTGTTGTTCTTCATTATCGTCAGCTGCGTCCATTTGTTTAACTATCTTTTTAGCCCATGAATAGCCAGCATCGCCACCCCACGCTTCCCACGCTTGACGACCTTTACCCCAGTCAGACCAAGTTAGGCCTTGTTTATCTACTTCGTGTCTTTGAAAATAGCTAAGCATGCGTCTGACAGTGTCTGGCGATAAAGTACGACCATTCATTAAATCCCTAGCCCTAGCAATGCCTACAGGTGTCATGCCTCGCTGTGACGCTGGTTTCTTGTCTCGTTCGTCTAAAGCTCGTTTAGCGGACTCTGTAGCACCCTTTGGAGGATTAAA